CAATGGATGAATCTATAGTTCTTGCATTTGACAAGACAAAATCAGACTTACGTAAAACGTGGTTACTTGAAAGTACAGAAAAGAAGGCGTCCGAACTCGAAGTACAATATGGAAACGTTGAACGTCTTGGTATTTCTGATTTTATTCATAAAGATCTTGTGAATTTCAGTCTTGCTGATTTGAAAAGGTCAATTGCACACGTTTCAGATGGTTTAAAACCATCACAACGAAAAGTGTTATACGCGTGCTTCACAAAGAATCTTACATCTGAAATGAAGGTTGCGCAATTAGCCGCATACGTTTCGGAAAAAACATCGTATCATCACGGTGAAGTTTCGTTAGCAGATACAATTGTAAAATTAGCACATAATTTTACGGGGTCGAATAATATTAATTTACTTGAACCATGTGGTCAATTTGGTACTCGTCTTATGGGTGGTAAAGATGCGAGTCAAACGAGGTATATATTTACAAAATTGACTAAAAGTGCGAGAATACTTTTTGATCCTAAAGATGATCCAGTATTAAACTATCTCGACGACGACGGTAAACAAATCGAACCAGACTATTATGTTCCTATATTACCAACCGTTTTAGTAAATGGAACTGAAGGTATTGGTACTGGATTTAGTTCATATATACCACCGTTTAATCCTTCGGATATTAAACAAAATATTGAACGTGTAATTAATGGTGAAAACATAGTACCAATGAAACCGTGGTTTGATAAATTCACGGGTCGCGTGTTCAGTAATGAAGATGATTTATGGATAACAGAAGGTGTATGGAAATCTTCGGGTAAAAATATAATAGTGACTGAACTTCCACCGGGGCGTTGGACACAAGACTACAAAGAGTATCTCGATACTCTTATCGAAAAGAAAAAAATTACGAATTACGTGAATAACAGTACGACTGACAATGTTAATTTTAGTATCGAAGGATATACGGGTAACGATATCATAAAAGATTTTAAACTTCGTAAGACATTTCATGTATCGAATATGCACTTATTTCATCCAACAAGGGGTATTCATAAATACGAAAGTCCAGAAGAAATTCTTACCGATTTTGTTAAAATACGATCAGAAACATATAAAAAAAGAAAAGCACATCTTATACGTGTCTTAAAAGAAAAATCTAAAAAACTTGAAAATATGTCGAAATTTATTGATATGGTTATTCATGAAAAAATTATTGTTTTCAAACGTAAACGTTTGGATCTCGAACACGAAATGGGAAAAATATTTGATAAAATAGATAATTCATATGAATATCTCTTGAATATTAAAACGTATCAGTATACAAGCGAAGCTGTACAAAACATCAGGGAAGAAACAACAAAATCAAGAATAGAGCTTGACACATTACAACAAATGTCACATATCGATATGTGGAAAAGGGATTTAAAAATATATAAACAATAAGTAGTAAGTATGTGTGATACATCTGGACCAAATACAGGTTCTATACTATCACTTAATGCAATTGGTAAACAAGATACGTATCTTTTGGAAGATGATCCTATTCATTCATTCTTTAAGTATGAAAATAAACAACACGCTAATTTTACAAAATTTCATAAAAGTTTAAATATTAATAAACCAAGTAGTTCTTCAACATCTTGGCCTTTTGGTGAAACTATAAAGGTCATGTATAACCCGAGAAATATGGGAGATCTTTTAGCAAATATGTACGTAACATTTGAATTACCAGCTTTAACGGGTTCCGATAGTTATTACGCAGATCAAATTGGAAGACATATTTTTAAATCTGTAACCATGCGTGTCGATGAAACGGTTGTTGAAAAGTTTCATGGTGATTGGGGAATTATATACGATGAATTATACCTCGATGAATCAGAAAAAAGAACAAAGAGGTACACGTTAAATAGAAATAATGCAGAAGATACATCTTTATTATCTGGTAACCAAATATTAGTTCAAAATAAATCACGTGTTTATATTCCTATACCTTTACTCTTTTCCCGTAAGTATGAAAGTGATGAATATGAAACAAATAAACCAAATCGTCCGTATTTTCCAACTTGCGCTATACATAAACAAAAACTTCAATTTGAGTTTGAATTTCATAAACAATCTTTTTTTACAAATGAAACAAATACCTTGACTATAAATAGTTTTGATATTGTTACCGAAGAAATAGCACTCGAACCAATTGAACGTACTTATATAACAAATAAAAGACATGTTCTCGTTACCGATAGTGTTAAAAAACACCCCAATTTGGACATACCAGTGGGTGTACAAAACGCAAAACTTGAACTTGTTCCAAAAACACCGGTAAAAACACTTAATTGGTTTTTCAGACAAAACGCGTTTGAGAACGAAAATACATATGAAGGTGGTACAACTTTACTTGCAAACGTATTTGCAAATAGGTATAATTTCTCTTCAAATGTAGAATATTCCGTAAATAACGAATTTTACAATCCACCTATGTCAAGTGCAAAAATATTTGTAAATGGTGAAGATATACCAAATGTTAAAGATAGTGATCATAAATATTTTAAATATGTTGTTCCATTTTCTAGTCGTTTATCACGGCCTTTGCGAAACATTTATACATATACATTCTCGATGAATCCTATTAATGTGGAACCATCGGGAATGTTGGATTTTAGTCGGTTACAATCAAACAGAACTGTTTTAGATGTAAATATGAAAGTCGGTCTTTCAAGTGATTATACACTACACTTATATTATGTAGGATATCAGACATTCATTTTTGAAAACGGTATCATGACACTTGTTTAGAAAAAAGATCATTTTTATGATCGTGTATATACTCGATTATGTTATTTTTTATACACCATCTTATGAAATTCAGCTGTGCAACAGTCGTATGTATTTCATTGGATGTACCCGGTACAGTATATGATATTTTAGATGAACGACAAAACGGATCAAAAAGTTTTTTACTATACCCGTCTAAACTCGATTTATATGCACAGTGTACACTAAATATTTTACCGTCAGTCGTTTTATATGATAAATTGTTTTTCTTTGAATAATTTGTTATAAACCATTCGAGATTTCTTAAAGAAATACCACCCGTTTTATTTAAAATATCTAAAAGTGTAGCTCTATTCTCGGGTATATTATAAAAAGTATCAATCGATGTTAGTAGAATAGCTGATTTATTCATTATTACATTATTCCACGCAATTCTCTAAATCCCTTTCTTGACACTTCACACGCCGGACACCCAGGTTTAAATATACATTCTGATAAACTATGTGTATGTCGTATACCATCACTGTTTTTAGGACTCATTTCTATAGGTCCCATAAGTTGTGGTTGATCTATATGACTTCCACACATTCCGTTATCTTTGGACCTTGCAAGACACGGTGTACCATCCTTTTTGAAACCTTTACAAAATTTAGATGAATCTGGGATAAACTGACATAATAATTTTGAATTCATATATAATTCTTTAGAAAGTATCATACACATCTCTACACGTGCTACGTGACGTTCTTCATCAAGACGTTTATTTATAATAGGTAATAGATCATCTACAAGTTCGTGTTTCCTTTGTTTTCGAGATACCATTACTATATATATCACGTTATTTTTTAAGTGATTTGAACATGTCACTTATTTTCGGTTGCCCTTCAATTTCAGCCTCTAGTTTTTTCTTTGGGCGTCGTTTTGGTTTCACACGCGTTAGAAGTTCACCAAATATATCTTCTTTAGGATCTTCAAAGAGTGGTTCAATTAAATCACACACGGGGTTTAGAAACTTGTTTATAAAATAATAATTATAATCAACTTTTAAATTATTATCTTTTGCATATTTTGGATCTTCCGACTTTTCAAATGCCTTTGCTTTAGGATCACCTGTATCAATGAGAATATAAGGTACACGGTCACCCGATTGTGGTTCAGAACCTGGTTGTCTTTCACGCATTTTTCGTACAACTTGAACATGAGCTTGATTAATATCCTTAATATCGGGACTATTAATAGAAACCGAAAACCCTTTTGATTTATACGAATCCGATAAACCCTGACTCAGAATTAGTTTTTCATTAGGTACATCACCTTCAATAAGTTCAATAGCTCTTTGTAAAGCGAGTTCTTTTGGTGGACCGGTATCACTACTTTCTAAAACAACATCAAGGAGTTCTTTACACACTTCACGCATGTGAGGTGTATTGTCCCTTCGTACTAATTGAAGTCCTTTGACGTCTATATAATCCATGTTCATATTACCATCTTTACCTTTTGTCCAAAGTTTTGCCGCATACCGTTTCTTTGAATATAAGAAATACGGACAATATACCTTTTCAAGTTCAAGGTTATTCGGTGCTTTGAAGAGTTTAGTACACTCTTCCGCAGCGCGTTCACCTATTTCCCAACTATATTCAATTGCTTCCTTTCCTGTACGATTTCCTACATCAAATTCGACCATAACTGAATCCGTGTCACCATACCTTACCTTTGATCCCGGGAAATTCTTTTCAACATATGCTTTTGTCTCGTCAATCATACTCCTACCTTTTAGAGTTACCGTTGAAGCGATTTGTACACAGGGTAACATACCCTTTGCCGCACCTGTAAATCCATATACAGAGTTCATCGACACTTTATACGCCAATTGTTTACCATTATACATTTCTTTTAGGGCACCAGTCGATTGCGCCATGTCCTTTTTAGCTTGTTTACGAAACTGTTTTAGTTCTAGAAGAATACTTGGTAAAAGACTAGGGACATCTTGTGCAAACTTATAAAACCCAAACGTTTCGTATGTTACACCAGGTATATTTTCATATTTAGAATCCATAACCATCGATGAATAACATAAATTATGTGCCATCATAATTGATGGATACAGACCTTCGAAATCTAGCGCTGTTATTGGTGTGTAATAGGCACCTTTCTGTGCCTCTAGAACGGTTGCACCTTCGTATCCTTCCGCAGAATATTGTCCCCATGATATAGTTGGAACCATAAACCCCATTTCACGAGCTTTTTTTGTTAACAAACTAAACACTTTGATTTGTTGTCCTCTTTCTACTAAATAACAGAGGGGAACCCACGTCGCTTTAGCCATCTCTAATAAATTAACAAGTATAGATAATTTTGATAACAAACGATGAGGTAAAAGTGTATCCTTAATACAATATTCGGCGACTTCACGTAACTTTACGGGATCTTCTTCAACAAAACGCGCAAACATTTCTTTCGGTGGCATATCAATTTTATTATCACCGAGGTACAGTTTCGAAACGTTATCGAGTTTGTATGAATCAAGTTTATATCCCTTTTTAACTTCATGAAATAGATCGAAAATAAACCGTCCAGGCATCGGTAAAATCTTGAGATCATTGTCACCAAGTGCACTCGAAGACAACTTCTTATACACAAGTTCACATGAATGATTTTTCATTTTACTCATTTCATAGAATGTCTGATCACACCCCGTCATGACCGCACGTTTCATTATATATTCTAAATCAAAGCCGAATATGTTCCATCCTGTTATGATATCAATGTCTTTTTCCATAAGGTACTCCTTGAATGCCATAAGCATTTCACGTTCAGTCTCGTAACTCTTAATTATACACCCGTCTAATTCTGAATCTGTTTTTTTATAACAAAAACATATTTTATCGTACGGTACGTCAGAACCAAAGTGTGTAAGTGATACGGCAATCTGGAAACATGCATCACCTTTTACGTCTGCATCAGGAAACTTACCTGTTGAACTATTACATTCAATATCTACGGACGCGACTACAAAAGGTGCAGTCTCTGGAATATCAACTGGTTTAAGTGTTTTCCAATCGTTACAGAACAGATCTATATTAACCCGTGCTAAGTGTGAACGTACACATGCGTCCCCGGAATCCATCCATCCAGTGGATTGAATATTAGTTCGGTGCATCAACCTCAGAACAGGATCTAGGTTTGATTCGTATACTTTATATTTCACAGCTTCATCGGGTAATGTACGTTTTAATCGCCCATTTACCATACGTCGTGCCGCAAGGTTCTTAAAGTTTAATTGCATAAAAATAAATTTTTCGTTATTTTGAAAACCCCAGACATCTTTAGATTGAACGATATCGTAACTTACCAAACATTCAGGGCATACTTTATCAATCTTTGTATATAAATTGCGAATATCCATTTGTGATGTTTTCTTCGGGAGTTTCACGAAGAAGTATGGTGTAAAACTGGTCGTAACACATACAGACTTACCTTCGTTCGTTTTACCAAAAATACTAATCAAGTGTTCGTCCTCCGTGTCTTGTGTTTCCCAGGTCAATACTTGGAACACGACCATTTTTATCTTATTACGTTAACGCCCGATTTTTTTAATATAGTATAGTAGTAAATATGTCAGCTGCTTTGATTGATCTCGTCTCAGTCGGTGCCCAGGACGTCTATATCACAGGCGAT